AACCGGGTTCAAACGTCGGATGGAAACTTGGCGGCGCTGCTCGATGCGCTTGGCCAGGGACAGCCGGCAGCAGGTGGGGCAGGTGGGGCGACTTCACCCGGCAGTGACCAGGGGCGGCAGCAGCAGGCAGGCACGGCCGGCGAATTGACGAGCGACGAACACGGGCGGGAGTAGGCGGGTATGGTGGGGGGGCAGGCACAGCGCAGCGCAGCGGAGCGCAGCACACGACACGACACCCTACCACAGCACATCACACCACACCACAAAACACCTATGCTCGGTGAAATTTTTCTGACAGAAAGGGGGTGAGGTTTATGTCAAGTTTCGCAAAGGGGAAGGCTCCCGGCAAGCTCCCGAAGGCTAAGGGCGGAAAGTCCGGCAAGGGCGGCAAGAAGCCGTTTCCGTTCCCGCCGAAGAAGTGATTGATGTTCCAGTAGTAGGAGTCTCAGAATCAAGCTAGCTTGATTCTGAGACTCCTACTTTCTGGCACGTTTGTCAAGTGGCACTATGCAAAATATAGTGGGGTAGGATATAGCGTTATGTCGAGTCAGCGCATGTACGAGTGGCGATTGCAGTTCAACGGTACGTCAGCGCGTGGGTATGTGTCGGGGGTTGACATCTTCGAGGCGTTGGAGAAGGCCAACGTGTACCGGGGATTGTTGGCGCGAGGGGCCACGTATCACTTACGGGTGAAGCCGGCGTTATGAACCGATGGGTGCAGGTTGTGTGGGCATTGTTGGGGTATTCGCCCAACGAGGCCCAGGGGGAGATAGCGCGGGCGTGGTTCGATGGCTTGCGGTTTGCGCTGATATGCGGGGGGGAGCGTGCGGGTAAGTCATTCACTTCCGTGGCCCTGGCGTTGGCGCGGATGGGGCCGGTTGTGGGTGAGGATGGGGAACCGGAGGAACGGCTGTACTGGATTGTGGGGCCGGATTACGCGCAGGCGCGGGCGGAGTTCGAGTACGTGTACAGGGCGCTTGGGAAAGGCGGGTTGGTCGCGTCGGAGTCGATGCCGGAGACAAAGACGCAGCCGTGGGTGCTCACTACGACCTATGGGGCTCGCATTGAGACACGGACGAGCAGCGACGTTTCCAAGCTGGCGTCGTTCTCCGTTCATGGCGTGTTGATGGTCGAGGCGGCGCAGCAGACCTACGAGACGTGGTTGAAGTTGCGCGGCCGTGTGTCCGAGACTCGCGGGTGGGTCATTCTGTCGGGGACGTTGGAGGCGGGGTTGCCCTGGTATGCGTCGTTACTGAGGAAGTGGAAGGGAGACAACGCCGAGGGCGGCATGAGTTTCTCGCTGCCGACGTGGAGCAACACGGCGATTTACCCAGGCGGGCGGTATGACCCTGAGATTGTGGCGTTGGAGAGGACGTACCCACCAGACCTGTTCATGGAGAGGTTTGGAGCGGAGCCGCGGGCGCAGCATGGGCTAGTGATACCGGAGTTCTCCTACACTACGCACGTCAAGCGGTTGGAGTTGCAGCCGGGGCCGGTGAGTTTGGCGATTGACCCGGCGACTCATACGTATGCCGTGTTGTTCTGTCAGCGAGTGGGCAGCTTCACTCATGTGCTCGATGCGGTCTACATGCACAATGCCGTGGCCCAGGACGTGATTCCGAGGGTGCAAGACTCCCCGTACTGGAAGTACGTAGATAGACGTAACGGCAACGTTATTGACATAGCAGGCACGCAGCGTCATGCTAACAGAAGTCAGGTAGAGATATGGATGGATGCGGTGGGGGTGTCCTTGAACAGCAAGTTCATTCCCTTGCAGACCACCATAGACACGGTGAGGTTCCGTCTGAGTAAGACGAACACGGTAGGCGAACCGTTGGTGTATTTCAACGCTAGTTTGCCGAATCCTGAACCGTTGCCGGATGGCAGGGCGGCGCACTTCCTGAATGAGTTTGAGTTATGGCGCTGGCCTGAGAGGAAACCAAACCAGAGTGTTCCGAAGGTTCCGATTGACCGGGCGAACGACGGAATCAAGGCACTAGGTTACTGGTTGGTACATACGTTCGGCCCGGTTGAAGAGCGCAAGAATCGCCGCAAAGTGACGGTGCTGAGGGGTTGGGGATGAAGTTATCAGTTGACGAAATCAAGGACCGGGTGAACATCGTTGAAGATGAGCGCGCCGGCTATGTGTCACTGGCCCAGGAGTGGGAGGCGCTTTGGCGCATGGACGTGTGGGAGCGCAGCGCCAAGGATGCGATGCTCAAGGATGGGCAGGAGCAGGTAACGCTTCCCACGACCTACAACACGGTCAACCTGGCGATGCGTCTTTTCAGCAACGAGCCGAAGATTGAAGTGCCGGCGTGTCACCCCGACGTGGACCAGGACAACAGCGCCACGTTGCGGGAGAAGTGGTTACGGGCGATGTGGTCAACCGTGGACTATCAGCAGCGCCGGAGCGTGCTGATGGATTTGGTTTGGCAATCCCTGGTCAGGGGGCGTCATTGCGTTGAGGTGAAATGGGTAAAGGACGAACTGCCGGAACGGATGAAGAAGAACCGTTTCCCGATTCTCATTCGCCCGCTGGACCCGTTGAATGTGGGCGTGCGGCATGGCCCGCTGTACACCGAGTACGCATATCACAAGTACCTGCAACCTGTATCCCAAGCCGTACAGCGTTATCCCAACTTGAAGCGCCGGGACAGCTACAAGTTGAAGCAGAAGAACCGCGGCACGGACGAGGAAATTGAAATCATCGACTTCTGGTACTTGGGCGAGGATGGGGCCATTTGGAATGGCGTCATCGTTGACGACGAGTTTGTGAAGAAGCCGGTCAAGACCGACTACCCCGACATTCCCATTATCGAGGGCATGGGCGACGGTGCTCCGTTACCCGGTGAGACTTACCGGGGCCTGAGCATCCTGCACCCTATCAAAGACCTGTACCGCTACCATAACCGGGTTGTATCGCAACTGGCGACTGGCGTGCTGTACTACTTTTGGCCGATGCTCATGGTCACGAACGATAGCGGCATGGAACCGCTGGACTTCAAGGTTCGGCCGGGGCAGGTTATCCCGCAGCCACCGGGGACCAAGATTGACCAGCTTGCGCCGGCGCCGAACGTTCCGCTTGCCCAGGCGATTTTGGGGCAGGTGGACGGAGCCATTCAGCAGGCGTTGTTCCCCGGCGTGTTGTATGGCCAAGCGCCCGGCGAACTGCAAGCGGGTTATGGCGTAAGCCTCTTGAGTGACGCAGCAAAGGGCCGTGTCAACCAGGCGCGGTTCAATTTGGAACGCACGCTTGAAGCGGTCAACATCCTGGCGCTTGGCCTGGTCGAGACATTTGCGGGTGAGGATGGCGTCATGGTTTGGGGCCGTAACAGTGGTTCCGGCGACCTGTACGACGTGACGCTAGGCGAGGGCGACATTAACGGCTACTACGAGAACAAGGTAACGATTACGCCGAGCATCCCGCAGGACTTGGCACAGAAGCAGACGCTGGCGTTGCGCTTCAACGAGGCGGGGATTCTCAGCAAGCGCACCATCCAGGACAAGTACATGGATGGCCCGATTCCAGAGGATGAAACTATCCGGGTTTGGGTAGAACGGATGCTCGAAGATGAAAAGCTCCGCCCCAAAGTCATGCTCGATATGTTGCGGGAGTACTACCCGAACGACTGGCAGCGGCTTGTCAAGGGTACGCCGTTCGAGCAGCTTGCGATGGCCGAGGTCGAGCCACCGCAACCGCCCGGTCCCCCGCCCGGCATGATGGGGCCGGAAGGTATGCCGCCCATGCCACCGGGTATGCCACCTATGCCCCCCGGCATGATGGGTCCGCCCCCCGGTCCCATGCCACCGCCCGAAATGCCGCCCGGTATGCCGGTGCAGGCGCCAAGCCCGAACTTGGACGCGGGGACGATTCCGCCCGAACTGGCGGGGCAAATGACGCCGGAGTTGATGGGGATGGGGCCGGGCCTTGACCCGATTATGTTCGCGCAGATGATGGGGCAACCGTTGCCCCCAAGTGAGGAATTGAACCAGTTAGGAGGGTTAGCCTAATGTCGCAGTACGTACCGCCAAAGGATTGGTATGGCCCGCCTCTACAGCCGCCGCCGCAGTACGGAGGCGGGTCTACGTGGGGCAACAACGACCAGTACAGCACGCAGCCGGTAGGCCCGCAGTACAGCCCGGCGCAAGTCACGAACCCGGTGCAGTTGAGCGCGCCCGGTTGGATGGACTGGAACAACCCCGATTGGGCGCGGGGTGACGGTGCGCAGAAGGCGTTGCAGAACTGGAACACGTACCTGCCGTACTTGCAGTATCGGCAGAACGCCTACCAGTACGGGCAAGACTTCAACGAGGCCGCCCGCCGCTGGCAGGACCAGTTTGATTGGCAGAAGCAGGGCGACCAGTTTGCGCAGGGCTTGGCGGGCCGGCAGGAGGACCGGGCTTGGTGGACAGCGAACCAAGCCGCCGACCAGTGGAAACAACAGTTTGGCCTTGACAGCGAACTAGGCCGGGGCCGGCTAGGGCTTGACTCCGAACTAGGCCGGGGCAATCTTCAACTTGGCAGGGACAAGATGAACACCGAGGCGCAGGT